CGTTATTAAATCCAATGGACATTACAAACTCGAAGAGTTATATAAAATGCCTACTAAAATGATTCAAAAGATTATAGATTTAATGAAAGAATATTCCGAAGCCCAAGAAAAGGCATTATCAGGTAAGAACAAAACTATATTTTAATATCGAAGAGCTAACGCTCATCGTCAACTTCACTATCGTTCAGTTGAAGTTTTTTCTTTTTATGTTTTTTAATTCTTTGTAAAGGTATATTTGATATAATCTTAAATGATTATATATTTCCCTGAAGTTAAGTCGCACTTAGCCTTTTTACGGCCAAGTGCAAAAAAAACTAAAGGAAAAACATTTCCCCTCGTCATAGCGCACCGTTATAGCGAAACCTATTACTAGGCAGAGGCGGTTGTGCTGTACCCCTTTACACGCTGCTTACAACGCAGGAACACCGGACGCAATAACGGCTACGTGACCGGCTACCCGTGGGATCCAATGGCTCAGGATTGCCCACTCTTTTGGTTTGTTTTCCCCAGCAAGTTCCGTTGGCTAAACACCTAGTGCCGCCTCCTCAATGCTTTTTATAGAGGGGATATGTCTTTATTGTTTTGGAGAGATTCACGTAGTGCCTGAGATCCGCCCACACGGACGTTTATTATGCCATTGTAGTATTCGTCAGAAAGTAAAACTTCTCTGTCGAATTGTTCTTTTGCCTCTAAGTATGATAATTGGCCTTTGGTTGTGCAAAAATAAAGTATTTCTCTTGTAAAATTTTTTTCGCCTAAGTTAGATACATCTTCGTTAAGTTTGTCTGAACTGCCCCAGTATTCGCGCCAATCGCTTTCTACTGTAGTTCGTCTTTTTCTTTTTTTGCCTTTAAGGGGTGGTCTTGTTTTTTTAAACTGTGCTAGTTTTTTGCCTATGTATTTTTTGCCGTTAGTCAGATTTGTAATGAGGTACACAAAGCCGATATATTGTTCGGGGATTTCGTCTACAGGTTTACCCTGATATGTCCATTGCATCTAGTATATATCATGTGTCCTCATAAATCTACTGATTATGGTAAAAATTTTTCAAAAGAAGAAATGTCTCACGCCAGCCATTGTTAATTTGATGAAAACGTTCGCTGAGTTTACTCAGCGCAAAATCGTTTCCTCCAGGAAAACATTTGTCGCCGAAGAAAATTATTTCTCCAGGTATATGCTTTCTAACTTGACTTTTGTCATGACCTTTTTTGAAAACATCTATGCTTGTTTCGCCTGCCACTAGTGCTTCTGATTCTGGAAAAAGCCTGTTAAACTGTTGTGCTACTGTGTGCCTTGCTTTATGGTTACGCTCCCAAACGGCGTATCTTTGACGCTGTTCTAGGTTTGCATTTCTCCCACAAATACTAAAGTTTGCTGTGCCTACTCGTTGTTCTATATGATTGCCTGTTTTTTCTGTGTATGGTATGTTTTCAAGTGCCGTTGATAAAAATGTGTATTCGTCGTTGCTTAGTTGCCATTCTGTTCTGCCAATTTCTGTGCCATTTTCGTATACATGATTTCCACTACAATGATATGCCCGTGTAAATTTGTTTGTTAACTTTTCGCCAATTTGTTCTATTGTTTTGTTTCTGTCGGATCCTGTGCAAATGTAACAGGTATGCATCCCTGTAAACTCTTGCATAAATTCTTCGAATTTAGGATCAATTTGCTGACGTGCATCTGTTAGTGTTCCGTCAACATCAAATACAAAACTAATCATCTATGTTTCCATTGTTATACATTCTGGCCCAGATGTCAATTGGAATTTTACCGTTGTTTCTAATATCTTTTCTTTTTATATTATATTCATCGTAATCGGTGGTCGAAATCGTAATTGTACTATCGAAATTTGATATATCTAATATGTCTGTACTATAATCAATAAGACTTGTACAAGACAGGTCGCCGATTGTGCTACTGATAGTTGCTTGATTTATACTAATGGTGTAGTCATCTTGATCCATTTTTTCTTCCATATAATTTATACCAAGTATCGATCGGCAATAGTCCTTTAGAAAGAATTTCAATTGGATGATCTGCACTAGGACGTTTTCGTATAGTTTTACCTCCGTCTGGAGATTCAAAAATATAACTTCCGTCTATAGTGTCGGACAATATCCAGTCGATGTTTTTTCCTATCATGCTGCTTCCACAAATTCTGTATCAGTGTTGAACGTAGTAAATCCATTTTCTTTTGTAACCTTTAAGATAGTGTTAACACGCCCTTGAAGTTCGTCTCTGTGACTAATAAGGAAAATGTTTTTACCACGTTCACGTTCCATTTTCTTTAGTACACCAAGTGCACTGTCCACTCCGTTTGTATCCATTCCGCTGTCTACTAGTTCGTCGATAGCAAGAAAATTAATAGGTGTGTTCATTGATTCGTACACATCTCTAAAACTCCAACTTAACCCAAGTATAAGTCTGTTGCGTTCGCCTCTACTTAAATTGTCAAAGTCTAATTCTCTTCCTAGTTCTGTAATCTCAACATTTAAATCGCTCAAAAACTGTACCTCATGTGGTAGACCTAACTTTGTCAAATAGTAAGCAAGTCTGCTATTTAAGTATTGTAAGTTTTGTTCAATAATACGTTTGCGGATAAAACTGTCTTTGTTTGTTAATAATTTATGCAGGAAGTCCTGATGATCTTTAAGCTCAACCAGACGATTCATATTTTCCCAACTAATTTCTTGAATAGCAGTTTCATTCAAACTATCGATTTGTTCTTGGTAAGTGTCTGTTTCTGTTTCTTTATTAGAATACTGTGTGCGCAAGTTGTCTAGACGATTTTGGTGATTGTATGCTTCTTGTTCTGTATTATAATGTGTAACTGGTTGCATGCCTAATTCGCCAAGTTCTTGCAGAGCTAATTCATAATCATGCTTGAGTTCGATATCTGCTTTGATAAGGTCTTCGCTTTCCTTTACTGCACTACGTTTTGTTTCTAAAATAGTTTCGTGCTGAGAGTCGTGAATTTCTTGACCACAAGCATAACACTTGTGTTCCATTGTAGCTTTTAAATCGCCAGCTGCTTTGTCTAAACGTTTTTGTTCTCGTGCTATACTATTAGACAACTTTTGTGTCTCAGACTCGAGTGTTTGAATCTGAACTTGTTTTTCCAAATACGCAGACAATTTTTTATGTGCAGACAGTTCTTGTTGAATATCGATCTTCTCTAGAACTGCGATTTGATTTTTTAAACTTTGTAAGTCTTCAAGTTTTCTAGATTGCCATAATTTTTGTCTACGTTCAAGATCACTGATACTCTTTTTAATTGTTTGATTTGACTCTTCAATAGCTTTAATTCGATACTCTTCTTCTTTGATTGCATCTTTTGTGATCCTTTGCTGTTCCTTCAAAACCTCTGCTTTCTCACTAAGCATAGTGATGCCAAGCAACTGTTCAATAATCGCACGTTGATCATTTGCTCGCATACTGAGAAATGGTTCTGTATATGTATTTAACGCAACGATGTGTTTAAACATGTCATGACTCATACCAAATACTTTTTCTAAGTATGCTTGTGTTTGTCTGTTTTCGCCTTGGGCTTCGTTGTTGTCTTCGCTTTCTATATCGTTTTCGTTTACGTATAGTTTGAACACATTAGGTCGCCGACCTCGCTCGATTCGATATTTTGTACCGTCTTTTTCGAAGTCAAGTGTAACCAACATCCCCTTACCATTTGTTTTGTTGATAAGGTTATCTTTTCGAATGTTAGTAAGTGCATTGCCGTACAATGCATAACTTAATGCGTTGATAATAGTAGTTTTACCTGTACCATTGCGACTACCATCACCGCCTAAGTCGATGTTATTGCCTAGTACCAGTGTAAGCCCGTTGTCGCTAAAACGCACAGCCTGTGTTACGTTACCAACGCTCATAAAGTTTTTAATTGTAATATCTTTGATAATAATCATAGTGAGTTATAAATGTCCACTAATAGTTTTTTGTTAATCATTTCGCTGTCTACAGCATTAAGACTATTATACACGATTTTGTCTACATTTTCAACTTCAATATCGTCTACAGTACGCCACTCTTGTGCATGTTCTTCTTTCTTACTTGGCATAAGACTAATTTCACGCAAGTTATACTGTTGTGCAAATGTTTCCTTAACAAAGTTTGCTTCTTCATATGTAATGTTTACATCAAGTGTAGCACGACAATATGTTTTGCTATTAAGTATTTTATCTGAATCATCAATAAGGGCACTGAGCGGTGTGGTCCGATATCTAGGACCATCGAAGTTTGTGTATTCAGGTTTACCACCCCACTCTAATTTCATCATACCACGATCATCATCCCATGCATCTGCATAGTTGTGAGGAAATGGAGATCCTAAATAATGAATGTTACTTTTTTGCTGACGCTTATGAAAGTGCCCGCTAAACACATACTCCGGACCGGACAAGTGCTCTATGTTTAGTCCGCCGTGATCGGGCATTTCTACCATAGCATTCATTTTGAAGTGCGGAAGTTCAAAGTGACCAAACATATAACGTGCTCGAATCTTGTGAATCTTCTTCCACTCATCGCCTACTAGCCATGGTACAAGTGCTACATCATCTTGTTGTAGTATGTCTTCAACAAGAGTTACATTTTCAAACAAGCCTGCATATGGCAAACTGTTTAGTTCACGCTTTTCTCGATAGTATAGATCATGGTTGCCCATAATCATATACACACGTTCGAAGTTTTCACTTAACTTGCGAACGTTGTTCACACTATAGTTAAGTGTGCTAACATTGACACCAGCACGGTGGTGATGCCAATCTCCCAAGAATATGCACGTTTCACATTCTTTGCTATTTGCAATAAACCAATCTACGAATTCTTCGCAGTCTCGGTTGTGCTGTCTACTGTTGTTTTTATTTCCAAAATGAATGTCTGTAAAACACGCTGCTTTTTTAAAAAATGTCATTATTATCTTGTTGTTTGGCATCTAACGGATGCACTTTTATTATTGTATTATAAAATATATTAGTAGTCAACTTAAAAGTTTGTTCCAGTCGATTCCCTGCGCTCGCGTTCCATTTGTTCATCCCACTTGGCACGTTCTGCAGCTTCATGATCGAGCTGTCTGCTAAAGCTAGGCATTTGCCCTGCGTTTTGTAGCAAATCGTCACGGATGTTTTGATTACGTTTTTCTAAATTCAAAACACGTGTAAAACTATTATTCACTGCAGCGGTGTAATACGCAAATGGGTTTTGACTTTTTAATTCGTTAAATTGTAAGCCAATCTGTGAAAGTTGTAGTAGTGCATGACTGCGCATTTCATCTACATACGTATATCCTCGCCAATTGCTGCGCATACTGTAACGTTCACATAATTTAATAAACATTTTAGCTAAATTATTTGATATTTTTCCATGTGTTGTATTGAATCTTCCGTTGTCTAGACCGCCTTCCCAATGGCTGCGTACTACTTCTTTCATTTCGTTGTCGATTAATTTAAAATGCTTGAATGGCGGAAAATTGCATTTAGAATGTTCATCGGCAGTTGATTTTGGTTTGCTTTTTCTGCCTGGTTCTTCTGGAACATGTTCAAATGTCATAACTCTAAAAATTAATTCATCATCGGGAATATCTTCAGGGTTAACTTTTGTATCTGCTTGTTTTGGTTTGTCTTTTGCTTTTCTATTATTTTCATACCAGTCGTTGTATGCTGTTTCGTAGCGTTCAGAACTTAATTGTGCTGCTCGATTTTCTCGAGCCTGTTGAATAACTTCTGGTTTAAAAATATCATTGTATTCTTCTACAATAATATCAAATCTTTGATATTCGTCCTCCAATGAGTAACAAAAAGACATTTTACTTTTATGTATTTCTTTTAGCATGTCTTTGTTGTTTAGATAATTTTGTCTTTTCATTAAATTTCCTTTAAATAAATTAAAATATAACATATTACTGTATATTTGTCAACCTATCATAAAAACAGTACTTTATACATGAATAAATATGTATATAGGAGATTTCAAATGAGATATTCGCAACTTATTGAAGAAGCAGCAAGTGATATTGCAGTATTTTATGGCGGCAGGTTTCAGCCTATGCATAGTGGACATCATCAAGTATATATGGACCTAGTAGATAAGTTTGGCAGTGATAACGTATTTATCGCTACTACAGTCAGCAAAACTGCTCAAGCAGATAAAGATCCATTTAGCTTTGATGAAAAGAAACAGATAATGACTACTATGTTTAATATACCTGAAAATAAAATAATTAATACACAACCATATAGACCCGACGTTACACTTACTGGCAAAGACCCAAACAACACTGCACTAGTATTAGTTTTCAGCGAAAAAGACGCTGGGAGATTATCAACTGGTGGTTACTTGAGAATGTACAAAGACGGCGAACAATTAACTACTAGCGACGAAGCTGGCTACATTTATGTTGTAGGTGTCAAAGACGACGGAAGAAGTGCAACTACATTCCGTAACGGAATGAGAATGAATATAGATATAGAAGATAAGAAAAAAGTTTTCAAAGATTTCTTTGGTAACTATAACGACGAAATTTTTAATTTTGTATTGGACAAACTAAATGGTAAGCAGTAACAACAGAACAAGAATTGTTCCTCCTGCCAATTATTTTGGCGGACCTGCTAGTGTA